GACTCCCGGGCTTTTTCTGTTGCGGTCGTTGCATCCCTGGCTGCATTACCGGCTGCACTTTCTGCCGTCTTTCTTGACAATTCAGCATCTGCTGCACTTTGTGATGACTCACTGGCTTTTTGAGCGGCCGCAGAGGCCGAGGACGAGGACGCCTCCTCTGACTGCTTTGCAGCGGCTGCACTTTCTGCCGCCTGCCGGGCTGACTCCGATGCATCCCCTGCTGAAGTGTCAGCATTTGCAGCGCTCTCTTCTGCCTGACTGGCTGATATGCCGGCATTCCTCGCTGATGTCTCCGCCTCTCCGGCATTCTTCTTCGCCTCCTCTGCGTGACGCGCCGCTTCTTCCACCATCAGTTCAAAACGACGCATTGCCTCCGGCCGGACGTCATCCTCCGACATGGCACCGAGAAAATCATTCAGCGTCCCCGGTTGAGAATCTTCATACACGGTGATGGTCCCGGCATGTGATGGAGGGAATCCCTCCACCAACAGAGTGACGCTGTACTGACCATACTCGACGTCCATGCTGTAACGCCCTGCCTCATCCGGATTTTCAGAGGCCACCGTGTTCACCACCACCGTGGTGCTGTTACGTCTGGCTTTCAGTTGAATGGTGCAGTTCTGTATTGGTTTTCCTGTGCCGTCTTTCAGCACACCTGAAATCTTTACTGCCATATTCACCCCACAAAAAAGCCCGCCTGAACCGGCGGGCTGTCATAACACTGTGTTACCTGGCTAATCAGAATTTATAGCCGACACCCACGATGAAACCGTCAGTGCGCCAGTCGCCACTGCCGGAACCTTCATAAGCAAGGTCAATAACCACCGTCTCTACGGGACTGAACTGAATCCCGGCATTCCAGGCCGGCGACAGATGACGCGCAGTATGACCATCACTGGCGGTGGTGGTCTCCTTCACATACCCCGGTTTCACTTCATCACGCCGGTAATCCTGAACACTGTCAGACCAGCGGGTGTACGCCATCCCGGCCATGCCATAGAGACTGACCCGCTCACTGAGCTGCCAGACAGGGCCGGCCATCAGACTGACATAACGACCGCGCAGGCTTTCATAATGGAAGGTATTTTCACCCGTCTTCATCGTGTCACTTTTCTTCACCGATGCATAACTCAGCGCGACAATGCCGCCCAGGTGATCCGTGAACTCATAACGGTATTTCACATTAATCCCTTTTAAATCACCTGCACGCGCACCGGTACCGGACAATGCCGGTACGCCGCCCGGGTGAACCTGAGCATATCCCACGGAAAATGCACCGTGTCCGCTTTCAGCCTGTGCAGGAAAGGCAATTCCTGCCAGCAGGGTAGTAAACAATAATATCGTTGCGTATAAATGCCGCATGATTACCTCTTTGTTTTCAGTCAATAAAAAAGGCACCTCCTGAGGTGCCCGTCCGGGTTAATAAACCGTCAGCTGATACTGATCCCTGCCGTGGATTTTTTCATGACCACAACCAGTAAATCACTGATGTACGTTGTCGGCGTCCAGTTGTTCGCACCGGCCGACGACACATTAAACGTCAGGGTGACATGACCCCGCCCTGCCGGCATATCTATCACCGATGAGAACACCCGGCTGACATCCGTTGCCGGTTCATGGAAAATCTCAACCCCGTTCTTCAGCACCTGCAGCTTACAGGTGGAATACCAGTACGACTGCTGATTCGGGCTGTTGAAATTCTGGTGTTTCGTCCCGCGAAACAGCACCGGGGGAATGATAATCTGCCGGTCGAAGCCCTGGTCATCGTAAACTGTGACGGTTACCGTCCCGCTGGCATAACTGTTATTCCGGGGAAAGGCTTTCCCCACCGTCTTCACCAGGTCGCCTTCAATCTGGTTTGCAGACAGTTTCCCTCTGATGACACAGTTCTCGTTAATGGTGACATTATTGAGCGTGCCGGTATTCGCGGTAATTGCTCCGCTGATATCCGCGTTCCTGGCTGTCAGCTTCCCTTCCGGCGTCAGGGAAAACGTCGGGGGATTGCCGGACGAGGTGATACTCACCGCAAACAGCCGCTTCAGGAACACATCGTTCATGAACAACTGATTCCCCTGCGCCACAAATAACGGCGTGGTGTTGCCGTCCTCCGGGTTAATCATCGCAATACGGTCAGCCAGCAGCAGTATGTTGCTCAGGGGCTGGCCATCAGTATCCTCAATCCCCGCTCCAATACCGGCAACATAGGGTATGCCATTTTTTGTTTTCTGTACCTTCAGCATGTAAAGTGCAGCAAGGTCATCATTTGTGTCCTTCTGCACGCGCTGTATCTGCTGTATGGTGGCGCTCTGGTCTTCCAGCGTTTTACTGACCGTCTGTGTGATTTCATTGCGGGTTTCGGTGATGGTGGTCTTCATCTCCGCCATCTCATCCGCAAGCTGGCTGTTGTCTATCAGCTCCCACAGCCCCTGAGCCAGATGCAGTTTTCCTATTTTTTCCCGAAACAGCCCCAGATACCCTTCTGCATCATTGCTGGCCCGGCCACTGGCTTCCACAAACGCAGATTTCCCCACCAGGTTGACGCTGCGCACGTAAAACCAGAAATCCTTCCCGGGCTTAATGTGCGGGCCGGATACACTCCACTGACTGCCGGTCCCCAGATAACGGGCAGAGGTTTCCACCTGAGATGTGTCTGCGATTTTTGTCTCCGAAAACCAGAACTCAAACTGTACCGTCGGGTCATACACCGCAAGACGCGGGACCGCCGTTATCTGAAAATACCCCGGCGTCAGTTCAATGGTGGCGGGTTTTGCTGGCGCGTTAATCCGGAAGGTGGTGGTGGCCGGTTCGCCCTGCTGGCCATAACTGTTAATTGCCCTGACTGTCAGGGTGTATTCCCCGAGCGGCAGGCCACTGAAACGGTGCGCCGTGTCTGCGGTGATGGCGGTGGTCACCAGGCGGCTGTTTTCACCGCTTCCACTGGTCAGGCGCAGACTGAAGCGCACACCCTTCACCACCCGCGGCGTGTCCCATTTCGCCTGTGCCAGATACTGACCGTCAGCCGCGCTCACCTCCACCGTCAGGTGCTGCACTGCCGGTGGAATAACGCTGTTCAGGGTGCCTGACTGCGGCTCAAAGCTGGCCCCGTTATCCACGATGGCTTCTTTTTCCGGTACGTGCTGCACCGCCGTGATGGCAAAGGTGCCGTCCGTGTTTTCCCGGATGGAGACACAGCGGAACAGGCGACGACGCAGTGACGGCAGGGAGAGTCCCCACACACCGTATGTCTCCACACCATCAGGCAGGGTGCTGACCTGTATCCGGTCCGGCGCGGGGTGTGCGGTGATGTCCACACTCACCGGCTTACCGCTGCCGTTAATCAGGTTCACCGTGGCGGCACCTGTCTCCGGCAGGGTCACCTCACGGTCCAGTGTCAGGGTGCGGCTGGCGGCATCAATGGACAGGACACGTCCGCCGGTCAGGGTCCCGGCATAGTCGTTATCACAGATTTCAATGATGTCACCGGGTGTGTGCCGCAGCCCCTGAGACCCGAGCGTGAAATCCACCGTCTGCGTTTCCAGCAGTCCGGTCTTTATCACCCACAGTCCGGCACGGTGGGCCTGACCGCGGCTGGTACAGCCGAACGCGTCCATCTTCAGCAGGTTGCGTCCGTAGCGCAGTATGGCTTCCGGGTCTTCCACCAGTTCCGTGGAGGTCTGCCAGCCGTTCTGCGGGTCGGTGTAATTCACCTCCACCGCCGTGTGCCGGTCCTTCAGGGCACTGAAGCTGTAGCGGAACCCCACGCCGTTATCATCCACCACCACATCGCTGTTGGTGTACGGCCACACCACATCCGACGGGCGGTCCTGAACGAACGTCAGCGTCTGGCCGCTCCATACCGGCATACAGCGCATCGCCGAGCAGAAATCACTGAGAACGTCCCACGCCTTACGCTGTTGTGACAGGTACGCATTAAAGGTCATCCGCGGCTCTGTGCCCCCGAAACCATCCGGGACCGTCTGGTCGCAGTACTGCCCGATGGCATACAGCGCCCACTTGTCAACATCCGCCGCCACCAGACGTTTTCCCATGCCATAGCGCGGGTGAGTCAGCATGTCCCACAGGCACCAGGCCGGGTTGTTGCTGTATGCCGGTTTCAGGCTGCCGTCCCAGATGCCGCTGTACGTGCGTTTTTCCGGGTCATAGTTTGACGGTACCTGGATGATGCGACCGCGGATATGGTAGTTCACCGTCATCTGCTGACCGCCAAACTGCTCCGCATCCACCTGCAGCCCCACAATCGCCGTGTTCGGGTAGCACTGTTTCACATCGATGATTTCGGTGTATGACGACCAGAGCGTCTTATTCTGCAGCTGGTCCGGGGTGCTGTCCGCTGTCTCCCGGACCATCCGGATGTTAAAGGGCCGCTCAGGCAGATTCTCCAGAATCACCGACGCCAGGTACTGTGAGGTGGTCTTGCCGTTAATGGTGACATCCTTTTCCGTCACCCAGTTACCGTTACGCTGCAACTGAATCAGCAGTCGGACAGAAGAGGGATTACGGTCGCCCTTTGAGGTGGTCTCCAACAGTGACTGCACCCCGAAGGTGACCCGCAGGCGGTCAATGTTCGCGGATGTAATGGTGCGCGTTACCGGCTTTGCCTTCGTCACTTCCACGCCCAGTGCGGTTTCCGCCCCGGAGGACTCAAAGCCTTCAGGTGGTGTCTGCTCCTGCTCCCCGGCGCGCCAGACCGCGGTCACACCATGTATCACAGGATTACCGTCCGTGTCCGTCAGCGGGGTTTTGTTCACCAGGATACTCTGCAGCCCCTTCACCGGACCTTCAATCGGCCCTTCACCAATGGCATCAATCACGCTCATCATCTGCGTGGACTTAAGATTGTCCTTTACCTCAACCGGCGTGTGCGCCCTGCCGCCACCTTTACCCATAATGTTCCTCTCAATTGGTATTATTAATCGCAGTGATAGGATATTGCACAGCTATTGCGCGATATCATCAGAACGCTGTTTGTTACCCTGTAACCAGCAAGCTCAGTCTGTTAACGGAATTAATGAGGGTTTTATGAAATGTAAAATCATTGCTGCCATTGCCATGCTGACAGCAGCATCATGCGGATACGCAGCAGAACAGGAAGTCCCAATGAACCTTGTCAGTGCTGACGGAAAAGAAGTCAGCATTGGAAAAATAACCATTCAGGAGACCCCCTACGGTCTGCTGTTCACACCAGCCCTTCACTCTCTGTCTGAAGGCATTCATGGTTTTCATGTGCACGAAAAAGGAAATTGCGCCCCGGCACTGAAAGACGGAAAACCGGTCGCAGCATTATCGGCTGGCGGTCACTTTGACCCGAAAAACACCGGCAAACATCTTGGCCCCTGGTCTCCGGATGGACACCTGGGCGACCTCCCTGCGCTGTTCGTGACGCATGACGGAAAAGCGAACTACCCGGTCCTGGCCCCGAGACTGAACTCATTAAAAGAGATTAAAGGGCGTTCTCTCATGCTTCATGCTGGCGGTGATAACCATCATGACCATCCGGAGCCCCTGGGCGGTGGTGGTGCGAGAATGGCCTGCGGCATCATTCAATAATCAGTCAGGTAAGGGGCGGGCCCCTTACCTTTATTCCTCAGGACGATAAATCCTTTCTCCCTGAAAAGAACGGCACATCCTCCCTCTCTGAGTTAATGTTTTTGTCGTGACATAAGAATAATTCCTTACACTCAATCTTCGTAACTCTCCCGCAGTTCCTGTCCGTGAGCACTGCGGGATTTTTTATGTTTTATGCCTGCCGCCCGATAACCACCACCTTCCCGTCACCGCCTTCATCACGGGTACTGATGTCCTGGGAGATTCGCCGGGAGCCAACCAGCATTTCACCGTAAGGCACCGGCATCGGGTTCCCCTGGGCAATCATGTTATCCAGCGAGGAAAAGTACGTGTTCTGTCTGCCGTTATCCGTTGCGCGGTAATCCGGTGTTTTTGCCTTCGGGGCCAGCATCTGGGCCACACCGCCCAGAATCATGCTGGCTCCAAGTGAAAACAGCATCGTGGTGGCAGAAAAACCACCGGCTGCCAGGGCTGAACCCCATAACGCCATTGATGCCCCGGCAGTGAAGAAAGAGCCCACGATGGCTGCCGCCCCCAGCACAATCTGCAGTCCACCCTTTCCGGCCCCGGCCAGTCGCGGCACAATGTGGATGACCGTTCCCTCACCCAGCTGTTCGTGAAGACGGGCGTACACCGCCTCCGGTGCCGTGTCCTCACCGCGAATACGTATCTGGTACCAGCCTTCGTTCATCTGACGGCGGAATCCCGGCATCTGCATCGACAGGGCACGAATGGCTTCCGCTGCCGTGTTCACATACAGGCTGAGGCGGCGGCCAAATCGTTGTAAATCCCCGTGAAGGCAGATGCGTGCCAGTGGCGGTGACGCCAGACAGAATGCGTTCGTCGTTGCCATTTTTCGGAATACCTCTCCCGTTTACTCAGTTGTTCAGGCAGATGGTGAAGCAGCTCACCGTTGCCGCAGTAAATGGCGGCATGATTGGCCACCGATGCGCCAAAGCAGCACAGCAGGATATCGCCCGCCTGTGCAGAGGACAGGGGCACCCGGTAAAAGCCGGTGACCGCCATATTGTCCAGGTAAAGGTTCTGACCGTTACGCCACCAGTCATCCTCACGCTCAAAATCCGGCATATCAATTCCCGCCAGATGGTATGCATCCCGGAACAGCGTGTAACAGTCCGTCACCCCGTGCTCAAAGCGCCGTCCTGTCAGATGTGGCACACAGCGGAATTTATGAATTTCCCCCCGGCAGACCAGCCACCAGGACAGTGCACTTTTTATCTGCAGCCGCCGGTCGGCCTCGCTCAGCCAGGGCAGACCACCGGGATGACTGTGGACCAGTGCCACAATCTCCCCCTGCATCTCTGCCCGCAGCCAGTCTTCCGGTGCAATACGAAAATACGCCTCCGGCTCTGCAGAGATATTCACACAAGGGATATACCGCTCCCCCTCCGGCGTTCTCACCACGAAGCCGCACGACTCCGCAGGCACACACCGCCGGGCATGCGCCAGAATCGCTGATTCTGTCTGTGTCATTGGATTTACTGCGAAAGTTTATTAATGGAAAGGAAACCGCCAAAATTAGCCACCATGCCGCGCATCTCACACCCGCGCATGCACTTGCTGCATCTGTCCTTACGGATATCCGTGGTGGGGGTGTCGAACTCATCCGCCACCGCAGGACCGTTATACCCGCATTCATCTCCCCGGTAATCCCACATACAGGTGTTCGCCAGCATGATGCGACCAGGAAACAGCGCTCCGTCCGTCTCCGTCGGTGTTGCCAGCACAAACAAGGCTGTCATGGCCGTCAGCTCTGACATCTGCTCCACCACCCAGCGGTCGCTCAGCTCCTGCTCCGGGTCCGCTTCCGGATTGCCCGCCACAAAATTCACCGCATCCAGAAAACGGGCATACACCCGGCGGCGGACCACCGTGGCCCCCACCAGGCTCTGCAGGTCCTCCGCCATTCCGGTGACCAGACCGAACAGATTCGACACCGTCAGCGACGGGCGGGCACTGCTGCCCTTCCCGTTCATCTCAAAGCCACTGCCGTCAATCGGGTATGCCTGATATTGCCGCCCCTGCCAGGTGACCGCCTCCCCTTTTTCATTCAGCTCATTGCAGAAAAAATACCGCTCACCACCCTGTACCGTCAGGTCGATTTCCCAGAGTACCACCCGCGGTGACTGCTCTGATTTAACCGACTCGTTCAGACTTTCTTCGTGAATATCCTGCATCAGTTCACCACCTGCTTAAACTCGGCACTGAATTCAACCCGCAGCATGCGAACCCGTGATGACCAGGCGGCACTGGTCACCTTTATCTGCCGGTATGCATAAGGAGGTGTCCACAGAAACGCCTTCCAGCCACCGTGCTCTGCCAGGAATGCCTCCAGATGTCGGGCCTCCTCCCGGGTCACGGAAAGCGTCACACGGTATGTTTTCAGGTCAGCATTCAGCCCCGCCGCCATACGCTGCGAATACCCGTCACCAAAACGCACTTCACGCACCGATGGCTGCGAGTTCACCTCCATATCCGGCTTCACTTTCCAGCGAAATGTTTTCATCGCCTGCCTCCGGAAAATACGCCGCCATCACGCATCTGCGCCTGAATCTCATCCTGCGCCCCCTTGCGGGCCATGTCATACACCGCCTTCATCAGCTGCGGCCCCGCCTGTCCGTTGGTGCCGTCGTTCTGAATCACCACGTGATTGTTCTGATTAAAATTAATGCCTTCCGTCCGCCGCATCTGCGCCGGACTTCCGGCACCGCCCACATAACCACCTTCCGCATAGCCCCGCATCAGGCGGTACAGGTTGCCGACGCCAATCCGGCTGGTTGCCTCCTTCGTGAAAACAAACTCCCCGCGATGAACAATCCCCGCAGGCTCATATTTGCCGCCCGTCCCCGTAAATCCTCCGGTCGCGAAATGGAAGTTCGCCGCCGCAGCCTGAATGGCCGTCCCCGTGGAGGCAGACGCCCCACCACCGAAAGCACCACCCATGGCGCTGCCAATACTCCCGACAATCCCCACCATGGCCTGCTTCAGAAAAATCTCTGTCAGCATGGAGAGCACAGAACGGGTGAAACCACGCCAGCTCTGTTCGCTGCCGGTCAGCATCGCTGCCATATTCTGTGCAATACCGTCAAAGGTCTGCGTGGCCACGCTTTTAACCTGCGAAAAACTGTCCGTCACACTTTCCGCCCACTCGCCCCAGCCGGACTTCAGCCCGGCCATCCAGCTGCCACGAAGCTGGTCCTCCGCAGACCAGGTGTTCTTCAGTGCAGATGTGGCCTTCGCCAGCGCATCCGGATTATCACCGTACACGTCACGAAGGCGCTGCGATTCCGACTCCCGCTGTGCCTGACGGTCCGTCAGCCCCCGGGCTTTTGCGCTGATTGCAGCCTGCTTCGCACTCTGCTGCTGTTCAAACCGCACAGCCTGATTTGCCAGCTCATTCAGCCGTTTCTGGTATTCAACCTTGTCACCCAGGTCAGCCAGCTGGCGTTTGTACTCCAGCGTCTCTTGCTCATGGGCCAGCAGGGATTTCTCCTGTGCAGACAGCTGGCGACGTTGCGCCGCCTCCTCCAGTACCGCGAACTGACTCTCCGCCTTCCACAAATCCCGGCGCTGCTGGCTGATTTTCTCATTCGCTCCGCTGTGCTTCTCCAGCGTCCGGAGCTCGGTTTCAAGCGCCAGCAGGGCAGCATGCGCCTGGTCTTCCTGACGCTCACCGGCTGACACTTTGACTCCTGACGACTTCGGCTTTTTCAGCGTCGATTCATAATCCTTTTTCGCCGCCGCCATCAGCGTGTTGTAATCCGCCTGCAGGATTTTCCCGTCTTTCAGGGCCTTATTCAGCTCTTCCTGCCGGTTAGTATATTTCTCCAGCGGCGTCAGCAGACGCTCATACGCCTTCTGCGCCTCTCCGGTATACTTCAGCCGTGATGCGTCCCGTTCGGCCCGGTCCCTGGTAGCCAGTTCACCGGCTTTTTCCATATCTGACTGCAGCGTGGCCGCTGCCAGCCCCAGACGGGCATTTTCCCGGTCATTCCATGCGCCCTGAAGGTTGGCCCGGAAAGAGGCGGTTTTTCCCCGGCGCTGGCTCCGGCTCTGGTACCACTGCCATTTTTTATCCGCCTCATCAAATGCCTTCTGCGCACTGGCGAGCATATCCGCTGAGGATTCAGGACGACCGATATCCAGAATGGCATCCCACATCGATTTGAATGCCTTCCCTGTTTTATCCGCCCAGGTCTCCAGTGTTCCCATGTTTTCTTTCAGGCGACGGGTCTGCTCATCAAAGCCTTTCGTGGCGATATCGTTCGCCGCCTGCAATGCCCCGGCCTCGTCTCCGGAACGCTGCAGCTGTGCAACATACGCAATCTGCTCTGCCGTCACGTTACGGAACTGGCGCGCCATCGCCATCAGTCCCGACGTCGGGTCGGTGGTCAGTTTTCCGAAAGCCTCTGCAACCTTGTCCACCTCCACACCGGATGCAGAAGCAAAACGCGCGACACTCTGGTTGATGGCATCAAACTGTTCACCACCACGCACACCGGCATTCACCAGGGCTGCCAGTGACTCACTCGCCTGGTTAAACGTCAGCCCTGCGGCCTGTCCGGCTCTGGAGAGCGTCAGCATGCGATCGGCAGTCAGTCCGGACTGATTACCGGAAAGAACCAGGGTTTTATTAAACGCTGAAAGCGTGGAATCCCCCTGGTACCAGGCGTACGCCAGCGCACCTGTCGCCACCGCCAGCGAGGTGACCCCGACCATCGGCAGGGTGATCGCACCGGCAAGTCCCCTGAACATGGGGATCATCCCGCCGAAGGAGTCCTTCACCTGACCGCCCTGTTGCAGCAGGATCAGCCAGGGATTCTGACCACCGGCAAGCTGCGTGGCGATATCCGTAAACTGTGCGGGCAGGGTTCGCATGGCCGCTTTATACTGCCCGACGGAAATCCCGGCTTTTTGTGCAGCCAGCGCCTGGCGGCTCAGGCCCTGTTCAACAGCACTGGCGGTTTTTCTGGCGTCGGTATCCAGACCTGAAAAATGACGCCTTACCCGGCTCATCTGCTCATCGAAACGGACAGCATCCAGACTCAGGTCAATAACAAGATCACCAACCGGCTGGGACATATCTCACACCTCCCGGAATCCCCGCTGAAGCCATCATTAATGCGGCATCATCCACCATGACATCCGCCACATCCGCAGACGATAAAATATCGCGCCCTCCGTCCCCACCGAACCGGACGCCTCCGGCAAGTCCTGCCGCTTTCTGCATCAGCATTTTGTCCTCATCCGGCCTCTCCACCTGCTCTTCCTCATGCCGGGGGACAAGCAGACTGAAATCAGAGGGATGCATATCCGGATCGCAAAAAAACAGGCTGAGTACAGCGTACGTCAGCCCGGAAAAATGCATATCCAGCTGGGTATCCTGAAAATAATGCGTGCGGTAAAAACGGTGCCAGTCGGCATATTCGGTGGATGTCATCCCGGCAAGCATGGCGCGCCAGTCGGGTCTCCCCATCTCACGCGCCAGTCTGAGGGCAAAGTTCAGCTCGCCGTCGAAGACTTTCCCGCAGAAAAATCATCATCAGTCAGCGTGTTATTTTTCGCCACTTCAGTAATATCAGTATCCGGACGAACAGCTTCGATCATCCCGGACAAGCACAACACCACGTCTTCCGCCCGGGCAATGGCATCGGCAGGCCAGGTGGTGAGCACTTCCTGCTCTATCTTCATCACGGCCTCATTCATTGACGGTGACTGCGTTTTCTGTGGATGGTTATGCCACAGGGACATCGCCACCAGAAACGCGCCGGTTCTGACAAGATCTTCCACACTCACCTGCAGGTTGCCGCTGGCTTCAGCCTCTTCTGCCCGCCGTTTCAGGAGGGCAAGATGCTCAATACGCTGCAGCGCAGACAGCTCAGAAAGCGTGACGGATACACCGTTATATTCAAATTGTTCTGTTTTCAGGAACATCGCTTATCTCTCAGCTCTTTAGCCACCCGGCACATTATTAACGGTAATTTCAGCCACCGCAGCAAACTGACCATTACCGGAAATCACAGGGATGCTGACTTTTCCATCCTTAACCCCCGTCACAGTAATCGTCATATCTTTCACGCTAATGGTGGCTTTTGATGGATCGGCGGAAATCGCCCTGAATGTCTTATCCGTTGCATTTTCCGGTTCCACAGTAACGGTCAGGGTGGTTGTTTTCCCTTTTTCAACCGTACCTGTCGGCGTTACCTTAATCGCAGTGACCGGCGTAATTTTGCTGCGTTCTTCCGCTACAGAAGGTTTACCCACGTTAGTGACTTTCACCGTGCGGGTGATCACTTCTTTCGCCGTCACGGCCTTACCGATACTGCTGACCCAGCCACGAAACACATCCACCGTGCCGTTCGGAAAACGGATTTTATAGGCCCGCACATCCCCGCTTTCAAACCAGCCTATAAGCCCTTTCTGACCTTCTTCTCCCGGTTTCCAGGCCAGCGTAAAACTGGTATCTCCTGCAGACTTCTGCCCCTGCCCGGTCGCGNTCCAGTCCGCGTCTTCATCATCCAGGTAGTTATCATCGTAGGGTTCTGCCGTCATCTCGCCCGGCGTCAGATCCTTCACCTTAGCCAGTCGCTGCCAGTCATCGTCTGACAACGGGTTTGCATAGGCGTCACCCTGACCGTTATAAACCCACAGGGTGGTACCGGCACCTTTTACCGGCTCAAGGGGATTTGGTGTTGACATATCGTCCTCACATCTCGTATGTAATGGAATAAGTCAGATCCGCAGAACTCCATAACGCCATATCGTCATCACGACGATACTCATAGCCCTGCGTAACCATCGTGGTAATCAGTCCTGCCAGTGCCGGGATCGCGGTCATCGCCGGGTAAATCCGGCTTTCCATCCACTGATCAAGCTCTGAATCCGGTACCTGTGCCGGTAAAAACACCTCAATATGCAGCGTGGCCCGCCAGGTATCTGCATCCAGCTCTTCACCGGTATACTCTGCATCCGTCAGATAAACCGCGATCGCAGGAAAATCCTCTTCGTCAAAAACAACGGGGCGACCATCAAACAGCGTCGCCCCGTGTTCATGCTGCTCGAGTGCATCCAGCACTGCGGCACGAATGTCAGTGTGTTTCATCGTTTTATTGCAATCCTCAGTTGTTGTTTCAGCGCGTATGCCAGTTCTTTAGGCAGGCGTTCACGCCGGATACGGTCAACATTCTCATCAAATGCCTGTTTCAGTGGGGCCGCCATCGGGATTTTCACCACCTGAATGGGAAGGCGATTACGCTTTTTCCTTCCCTTGTCGTCATTGCCCTCCTCATATCTGGCCTGGGGAAGACGTTGCATAACATGCCAGCGCCCATTATTTAATCGCTGGATAAATGCCCGCTGATAACGATGCTGACCGGCTTTGAGTATGCTGTTCGGACGACGTCCCAGCATTCTGATCCCCAGCTTAATCACAGGGAGATCACCGCGGTTAACGATAATTCTGGCATTCGGATTTCTGACCGTCGCCCGTTTCAGTCTGGACCGTTCCTTTACCAGTTTCCGTCTCACCCTGGTTTCCCGGGCAACCTGTGACGAAGACTGATTAATCGCCGTTGTGGCCACGCGGTTAATCGTCATTGCTGAAGCCGCCGGAATGGCGTTTTTACGAACCCGGCTCAGATTATCAATCGCCTGATCAAGCCCTTTTATCGCCATAATTTCACCCTGCGTTTATCGTCGCCGGTTAACAGCGGGTGGTTGCCCACGGTTGAGCCAGAGATGACAGCTTCCACCATCATCCGGCGAAACCCGGTCTATCCAGAAGTTTTCCTCACCGATGGTCAGCGTGTCTCCACGCCGCAGTTGCCGCACATCATCAGTCCGGACAAACAGGGACGGGCTGGAGCCTTCAACGCGCACGCCCTGTCCGGCATAGCTGATATTTTCAGGGTCATCAAAAACACCACGTATCACAGCACCGGACTGCTCACCGGATGTCATGGTGGCTGACGTTCCCATGTACCCGCGTATCGTTTCATCGGCGCGGGCAATGGCAGCATCGAACAGGTTATCGAAATCAGCCACAGCGCCTCCCGTTATTGCATTCTGGCCAGGCCGCGTTCTGTCATTTCGGCTGCCACACCGGCAGAGACACGGAACGCCGTTCCCGGCAGCACAAATGCCACAGTGTCATCCCGCGTGGCGTGAAGTGCATCAGTATGCAGCGTCACCAGTGCCACAACCGTGACCAGATCAGCCGTATCAGTCACGGTATCCGGCTGCGCTGATACAACCTCATTTTCATGTCCGGTCAGCGCATTTTCCGGGCTGATAGGGGTATCCTGATCGGCAGTGTCATCAAGCTCCTCTTCCAGCTCTGCCACACGGAGCGCCAGTTCTTCTTTCGTTCCCGTCAGGCTGACATCACGGTTCAGTTGCTCACCCAGCTCCTGAAGACGGGCAATCAGTTCATCTTTCGTCATGAACTCCTCCACAGAGAGAAAATGGCCCCGAAGGGCCACGATTACGCCAGTTGTACGGAAACGAACTCATCAGGGTCAGCCAGCAGCATCAGCGGTGCTGACTGAATCATGGTGAACTCACGCGCCGGATCGCCGGTGGTCACCCAGTTTTTCGGGTAACGGGCAGAGGCGTTAATGCCTTCGCGCTGTGCATCCGCATCCTGAATGCAGCCATAGGTGCGCAGACCGCGTGCATGAGTGTTACCCAGCACCATCGTGTTGTCCGGCAGGAAGTTCTTTTTGACGCCGTTTTCCACGTACTGTCCGGAATACACGACGATGGCCACATCGCCATACATTCCCTTATAAGACACCGCTTTGCCCAGGTCTTTTACCGCTGTCTCCAGTTCGGAATGAGAGCCGCGACGGGTATCCAGCTTCTCCCTGACGGCTTTGAAGGAACGGAACAGCGCCCAGCCTTTCGGGTCAAACACAATGATATTCACCACGCCGCTGGCGTTCAGCGCGTAGGCTTCGATATCGTCGGTCGGGTCATACGTGGACTTGTCACGCTTGCTCCACTCCGTGCCGCCGGACTGTGTGATGTTGTTCGCCGCACTGCGGCCCATATCCACCTCAACCGGATCAAAGGCTTCACCGGTCATGGTGTATTTGCCCTTAAGCACGGCAGAAACTGCCTGCATCTCTTCGACCTGAGCAATGGCCAGCTCTTCGTCACGCATGTTCTGCATGATGATGCGACGGCGGCGGTAAGCCGGGTCCGCCAGATTCTGCGGATCTTCATCCGGCAGGCGACGCAGGGTCATCTGCGGATTCACCTCATGCTTCGGCTTGACATATCCCGGCGTAAATTCAGAGGTGGAGCCGCCACGGGAACGGATAACCTCACCGGAAACAATCGGCGAAACGTACAGCGCCATGTTTACCAGTCCCGGAATTTGTGAGAGATAGACTTTCTCCGTGGTGAAGGGATAGCTCTCACGGAAAAAGAGACGCAGAAACAGCGGATCAAACTTAAATTTCTGCTCATTTGCCGCCAGCAGCTGGGCGGTTGTGTACATCGACATAAAAAAATCCCGTAAAAAAAGCCGCACAGGCGGCCTTTAGTGATGAAGGGTAAAGTTAAACGATGCTGATTGCCGTTCCGGCAAACGCGGTCCGTTTTTTCGTCTCGTCGCTGGCAGCCTCCGGCCAGATCACATCCTCATAACGGAACGTGCCGGACTTGTAGAACGTCAGTGTGGTGCTGGTCTGGTCAGCAGCAACCGCAAGAATGCCAACGGCAGCACCGTCGGTGGTGCCATCCCACACAACCAGCTTACGGGTGGAGGTGTCCAGCATCAGCGGGGTCATTGCAGGCGCTTTCGCACTCAATCCGCCGGGCGCGGTTGCCGTATGTGCCGGGTCACTGTTGCCCAGCGGCTGGTAATGGGTAAAGGTTTCTTTGCTCGTCATAAACATCCCTTACACTGGTGTGTTCAGCAAATCGTTAACGGCATCAGATGCCGGGTTACCTGCAGCCAGCGGTGCCGGTGCCCCCTGCATCAGACGATCCAGCGCAGTGTCACTGCGCGCCTGTGCACTCTGTGGTGCTGCAGCCAGAATGCGGCGGGCCGTTTCCACGGTCATTCCGGGGGTTTCTGCCAGAACGCGCGCCTGTTCTTCGCGTCCGTGAGCCTCCTCACAGTTGAGGATCCCCATAATGCGGCTGTTTTCTGCCGCAACCGCTGCGGTGATCTGCGCGTTCACGTCCGGCTGCGCCGCGCTGGCGTTTTCGCCCTCCGTCGCTGGCAACACGTCAGTAACGTCAGCCTGCGAAGCAGTGGCTGAAACAGTTGTTGATTGAGTCTCTTTGGTCATTCGCCCTCCTGAGAGACGGGATTTACGCGCATCCAGTGCATCACGCATGACGGTGATCGCATCGGTGCTGTTAAC